GAATGGTTCAATAATATTTACGAAGTTTGTTCTTGTTAGTTCATCGTTGAACTCAAAGAGTTGATCCTTAGCCGCTGCTGATATAGCATCTTCTAAGAAAATGAACAATCTACGAACGTTGATACGGTCAAATGCTGATGACTTACCAAATCCAGTCTTATCTCCGAAAAGAATAATACCAGCACCAGGTGAGAGAATTACAGGGTTAATTCTATTTGAGTATAGAATGTCTCTCTGTTTCTTACCAGGATTGTAGATAAGTTTAACTGAGTTAAGTATTGTTCCTCTTGCTGTACCAGCAGGTGAGAACCAAGGGAACTGTTCAATATCAGTTCTAGCACAAGTTCCAGCAATGTCACCATTTAATGGCACATATCTGAAAGTATTGTTGAATCTATCGAACATATACTTATAACCACTATCAAACACACCGTATGTTGTTGAAGTGATTGGTGCATAGAAACTCACCACATTTTCTGTGATTGTGTCTATGTTGTTAACTGTAACAGAACCAACTGCACTATCATTCAAGAATGATTGGCGGTTAGGTGAAACAAATGCAACTGCATCTTTTCTTAACTCTGCGACAGCAATTATTTTTTCAGCAACTGCTTGTGTTTGCTCTTTTGGATGATGACCTGCACCCATAAGAAGGAAGTCAACTTCAATCTCTTCAGTATTCTCAAATAATGAATAACCTGTGATAAGGTCATCAACACCTGAGTTAAGTGCACCAGTTGAAGTGTAATCTTGCACTCCACCGTAGTTACATCCACCTGCGAGTGAACCAGTGAATACACCAGAACCACCGAAGGTTACTCCGTTTGCTTCCTGGTCCCAACCACTGTCAGCATCTAAGTTACCAACTGCAGTTGCAGTTCCACCAGTAAATCCAGTAGTTGTGATTCCAGCAGGAGCACTACCACCGTAAATGTATTGTGAAACGTTTGCAAGATATTTTCTCCAGTATGATGTTGAACCTACTGAATACTCACCATCTTTTGCTTTTGATAGATTTAAATGTTTCTCAAGGATAGTTCCAGCATTACCCGTTACTTCTCCTTTGTCATCAATGACAACAACATGAACCTCATCAAATCTGCTACCTCTTGCAGCTGCGAAACTTGATGTACCAGGTGCATCTGCTAACTGATCCCACTCTAACTTAGTAGCGTTACCATTTATGTCTGTTGTTGTTAAAACAATATTTTGTTGCTCAAACCAATCTTTTTGTGCAGTAACAGATTGTGCTGTCCCTCCAATGTTAGTTCCAGCTGCACTTGCAGAAATAGTCTCACCACTCTTGAAGCAGTAAACCCCACCTTGCTGATAGTCAACATTAGTTACTGTACCAGCAGTTGATACGTGTTGTAAAACCTTTACCTCTGCTTGTCCAGATTCTGGAAGTCCAGTAACGATACCTTTTAAGTAACCGTCAAGAACACTTGTTCCACCAGCACCAGCAACAATTCTTCCAGCTGCGGATTGGGTAATTCCTAATCCAACTGTTGATATGCCAGCGACAGTTAAAATCTGATCTGCTTTTGCATCGATTATTGAAACCCTAATTCCATTCGCATAACTACCAGGAGTTTTTGCTGCGACTGTTACGTTAGTGATTGTGTTATCATCATAACCAAGTTGATTATAATGGTCTGAACTTTTTATTCTGATGCTACTTGCAGCACCAACGAATGCGTTCTTTAATCCAACTCCAGTTAGACTATTGAAATCATCCGCACGAATTACTTGTAATGTTCCACCATACGCTAAAAACGATGATGCAACCATCCAGTATTCATAATGCTTATCAACCGAATAGGGTTGACCAAATGTTTGTAATAGATCCTCCTCACTCTCAATGAGTTGAGCGTCCTCTACAGGACCTTTCGTAAATGGAGCGACAATCGCACCAATAGAGCCGCTTGTAGCGTCCACTCTACCTATGGTGAGATCAACCTCTCTAACTACGATACCAGGAGATGCTAAATTTAATGCCATCCCTTACTCTCCATTCAGGATATTTTTGCTGAAATTATTTATGGTTAGCCATTATTACACTGGGGAAACTGTGCATGAACTACCAATCTGGATACTCCCATTCCCTCATCTTTGGTTTCTTTTTACTTCTCACTCTTTTTATAGTGCACACTTTACACTCATAGGAATATGATGATTTAATATTTTTATTCTTTCGTATAAGATAATATCCATCAATCAATTCTTTCATCTGACCACACACTCTACATTTTCTTTCAGAGAAAGTAAAATGTCCAAGTTCTAATTGTTCATCAAATTCCATTATAGAACTTGCATTACACCAACTATCTCTGGAAAAGTTTGTGTTAGATGTCTTTCGATACCCATTCGTAATGTTTGTGCACTCATCGCACAGGTTTCACAAGCTCCACTTAATCTTACTTTAGCAATCGCTGCTTCTTCTCCTTCCTTCACCCCGTAATACATTCTAACTTGTTCTTCTAAATTATAGTCTAATTCAACAAATTCAAGATATCCTCCATCGGATTCGATGTAAGGACGTATATCATCTAATGATTTATTAACTTCTACTGGGTCTAACATTATAAATCACCTCTCCAAATAATATCAGAACCAGGCACTTGTGCTGAACGTGATGCAAAATTTAGACCAATATTACAGAAGAACCAGAAAAAGTTAACTATCCAAGTCTGTCTCCATAGAAACTTTCGATTAGTAACAACAATAAAAGTATTCATTTCATTGTCTTGCTGTTTTACTACCTGTTCTAATATAAGAGCAATCACAAATCCAATTGCAAATATAAAGAAACAAAAATTAAAAAACTGTGAACCAACTAGAAAAAAATAAAGCATTAATAATAATCCCACATGTAAGAACGATCTCCATACTCATCAGTTTTCCATAAATCTCCATCTTTGTCAACAAAGGTATCATCACCAAACCCATCAGAGATAAAACCAAATGGTGCCATATCTTGCTCTATCTGATTTTTTTGCTCTTCATATATTCTCTTTCGCACATCATTATCAGTCATTTCCTTAAAATAATCCTGTGCTACTAACCAAGAAAATATAACAAGACACATTGCTAGGTCATCATTACATCCTTCCTCTGCCTCAAATGAGTTATGTTTTTGAGCAAAAGTTGTAAGTTCTGATATTATATCATAATCAAGAACTAATATTTTATCATCTTCGAGTAATGTTTTGAGATTAGAACATCCTAACTTTTTAACTGCTGCTGTTGTTCTAACTCCAAGTTGAGATCTTTTACCACTAAAACCTGCACCCACAACTTGACCATTACGACCACGTTGTGAACACATTAATAAGTTTTCATATTCTAAATCATAATTTAATATTGATGCTACCTGATCTCCAATATCATTTACTTCTACTAAAACAAATGCTTTGTTATATGCCATAGCAATATCATGAATGACATTTGGAAATAACATTGGTTTGATTTCATTATTCCGATACTTACCCACAACTTTATATGGAAACTCTGTAATATCAAATACTAAAAATGCAGAATAATCATTTCCTAATCCACGAGCAACATCGACTGTAATCATATAATTATGATCCTTTCGTGGAACTTCGTATATGTCAAGACCTGCATTTCTTTGTATTGGGTCTTCATATACAAGTGTTTTTAACTTTGCTGGATTAATAAGTGTATTGACAGATCCTAGAAATTCACACTCAAACTCAACCTTGAACTGTTGTTCTGATGTGTTTGCGATTGTTTGTTCTTTCCATGCATCATCTCGACCTGGTACTTCTGACCAGTGAACCTCAGTTGGTACGTATCCATTTTTATTTCTTTCAGCATCATGCCACATTCGATAAAAATGGTTCATACCTCTTGGAGTAGAAACTATTATTACCTTTGTGCTTTGACCAGATGAAATAGTAGGATAAACAGAGGCAAAGAAGTCATCAGCAATGTGATTCGGGATGAAAGCGAACTCGTCGAGAAAGATGACATTATAGGAACCGCCTCGGACAGCAGATGAAGATGTAGAGTTTGCA